GAAAGACGATACAACGATGAAGATCAAAAGATTGAAAATTCAACTGATAAAGGTTTTGAGTTTGTTGCTAGTATTCAAGATGTAGAAATAGTTTGGGGTCGTTCAACAGGTGGCGGTGGCACTAAAAATACAAGTACACATCCACATTACTAAACATGATAACTTTTGCAGAAGAATCACTAGCTAACGTCAAAGAGGAAATTCAGCCTCTTATAGAGATGCACTGGGAGCAAGTTGCACTCAATCAGGGTAAGATAAAATTAAATCCTGACTGGGAAGAGTATGCTAGATTGTATTTTAATGGTGCTTTGAAGATATATACTGCAAGAGATGATGGCGAATTAGTAGGATATTTTGTTGTTACCGTTAGTAGATCAGCGCACTATAAAGACCACATTTTTGCTATCTGTGATGTCATATTTGTTAAACCTGACAAAAGAGCAGGAATGACGGGATATAAGCTAATTAAATATGCCGAAAACAGCTTGAAGAAAAATGGCGTATCTTTGTTAAACATAAATACTAAGGTTCATGTGCCGTTTGATAAATTGTTACAACGAATGGGCTTTAACTTAATTGAAAGAATTTACTCTAAATATATAGGTTCATAATGGCAGTTTCTTTTGTCTCTGGTTTGATAAGTGCGGCAGGTGCAACCATAGCTACGGGTTGGACAACCTTTAATGCCTTTATGGTAACTACTTTACAGTTTACTGCATTAAGTGCTGTATCCAGAGCCTTATCGCCTAAGCCTAATTTTGACGCTATGACGGGCGTTAACTTTAATGTCAGAGAACCTGCGGCTAGTAGAAAAATAATCTACGGACAATCGCGAATTGGTGGAGCAGTTGTTTACTTAGCTAGTACAGGTGATAGTAACGAATACCTGCATTTAGTTATTGCCGTAGCAGGGCATGAGATCGAAAGCTATGAAGAAATATATTTTAATGACGAAAAAGTCTGGGATTCAGGTAGCTATCAATCGGACTGGGCTGATTTTGCTAGGCTAAAACTTTATAAGGGCGATCAAACAACTGCTGATTCAGATTTGGTATCAGAAGTTACACAGTGGACAACTGATCATAAATTATTAGATACCGCCTATATTTATGCTCGCATTAAGTACGATGCTGAAAAGTTCACGCAAGGCGTTCCAAATATATCGTGTATTGTAAAAGGCAAAAAGGTATACGACCCTAGAACAACTACAACAGCCTACAGCAACAATGCGGCTCTCTGCCTATATGATTACATGAGGGATGCGAAGTACGGCTTAGGAGAATCAGCAAGCGCGTTCGATCAGTCTGCAATAACAACAGCTGCTAATCTTTGCGATGAAAATGTCAGCTTGGATGGCGGTGGCACACAGAAAAGATATACCTGCGATGGCGTACTAGATTCAGCAACATCTTTAAAAGGTAATATAGAAAACATCCTTACAGGGATGGTCGGAACTTTGCAGTATGCAAACGGCTTATTCCACATAAATGCCTATGGCTATTCCACGCCTGTATCTACAGTAGTAGATGAAAGCATGATTGTTTCTTCTATGCAGATAACAACAAAGACTAGTCGTAGAAACCTGTATAACGCTGTAAAAGGGCGTTTTGTATCAGAGGAAGAAAACTACACTGTTGCTGATTACCCTGCACAAATAAGCACTGCTTACGCTACTGCTGATGGCGAAACAGTGCATTTAGATGTAACGCTGCCAACAACTACAAATAATATAAGAGCGCAGAGATTAGCTAGATTAACGATGCTCAAGTCGCGGTTGCAAATGTCTATAAAAATGCAACTTAACTTAGAGGGCATGAAGTTTAAGGTCGGTGACAATATAAAGGTGACTAACAGCCGACTAGGTATTACTGAGCAGGTTTTTGAGATTAATAGCTTTCAGCTTCTTCCCAGCGCAGATAATGGATTAATAGTAGAGATCGAAGCGACAGAAAACGCATCATCAGCTTATGTTTGGAATACTAGTGATGAGTTAGATTTCACTGCTGGAGCAAGTGTTGATTTGTACGATGCTAAAACTCTTGTTGCGCCAACGGGCTTAACGGTTACTCCTGAGTCTCAAGTGCAAGATGATGGAACAATAAACAATGTTATTAACGTATCTTGGACTGCTCCGCAAGATGTGTTTAAAAACTACTATGAAGTGAAGTATGGCGTAGTAGGAACTAGCACTCTTATTGGCAAGTCTACTGTTGCAGAAGACTACGTTATAACCAACCTAAAACCAAATACAACTTATAATGTAAAGGTTAGAGCATTTAACTTGCGTGGGGTGAGATCAGACTTTGTTACTGCCCAGGTTACTACTGCATCAGACTTCATGCCTAAGCTTCCTAGCGTTTACAGAATAAGCAAGAATAATGCCAGTGCTCCAACAACTGCTGAATTTAGTACTGCCGCTAGTCGTGATCCGAAAGAAAAAGACATAGTAATCACTACGGATACATCTACATCTCCGCATTCAACACACGCCTGGAGTTATAGCACTTCAACATCTTCATGGGTGCAAGATGATAATTTGTTAACTGGTGATCTGATTATTGATGGCACAATCGCTACAGCCAACATTGCTGATGCGGCAATTACTAACGCTAAGATTGACTCGCTATCTGCTGACAAAATAACAGCAGGGACAATAGATGCCTCAAGTATAACAGTGACTAATCTTGATGCTGATAACATAACAGCAGGTGATCTTAGTGCCGATAGGCTACAGATTGACGGTGTAACCTTAGACACTGACGGCAGTGGAAACCTTATTATTAAGAATGGCGGTGTAGGTACAACACAAATAAGCGCGGCATCTATAACTACGGCTAAAATTGTAAATGATGCTGTTACTAATGCCCTTATTGCTACTGATGCAGTTAATCAAGATTCTATAGCGGCTAACGCTGTTACAGCTACAGAGATAGTGTCAGGCACAATTACAGCAACAGAGATAGCGGCTAGTACAATTACAGGCGCACAGATTGCGGCAGATACCATTGCTGTGAGTAAACTTACAGGTGATGTAAGCGAAGTTTATCCCATAATGATTTATGAGAACCAAACGCTAACTACTACAGCGCACAACTCTCCAGTGTTTACTCTACACGCACCTGACCTAGTATCTAAGAAGCCGAAGATCAGTTTGAGATTTGACTACACAGTTGGTAATGGAACAAGCACCAATAGAGTGCAACTAATTTCTGCTAACATACAAATTAAAAGCAAGGGCGGTAGCGCGGTTCAAATTGGTGCATCAAGCGGTGTTACAGTATCGCAAAGTAGCTCACTAGCTTCTACAATTTACCTGTCAGGGGATCATACGGGTTCAATGGACTATGTAGGTTCAGTAGCAGACAATTCTAGCGGTACTGATGCTGCCGTCATAACTGGTCTTTATTATGATGATGCTAATGATAGAACTTATATCTCTATGTCACACAGCTCACCACCATTTCAAACTGGTGAAACTTTATACTATCACCCGTTTAGATGGCTTTCAGCAGGTATATGGTACAGCATGGTAAGTAAAGAGCAGATAAGCATATATTCGCCAGGCTACACAACAGTTAAAGCGCATGAATATATTGATCTTATGTTTACATCTACCAGCACTAAAACTGATTTTAGATTGCAAGTAAATGCGCCAACTACTTATACAACTGTAACGCCTAAATTTGTAAGGCTAACTGGGACAATGGAGTTAATAAGTTGATTGATATTGGTTATACAACTACATCAGGTGCAGACACTATTACTGAGTCTTGCAATTCTATTGTTGATGCTAACGATATTATCTTCGCGCTTAGAGAAACACTAAGCACTAGAGATGATATTGCCACCTTGTTCATGCAGCAACTTATGCCAAATGAAGATGATGAGTTAGTAATGGAAAAGTTTGCTTGGCTAGACAGTGTTAGCTAAAGAGATATGTTTATTTTGATTGTGTTTATGAAAGCGACACAATTCAAATAATGATACAATACTTGCAATTATTTTTTATATTATTTAAGAGATTATTATGGCTGCGGCAACATACAATTTAACAATAGATCAAGGTTCTGATTTTGCTGTAGAGTTTACATTGTCAGAAGACGGAAGTGCAAAAGATTTGACAGGGTATTCTGCAAGAGCGCAGATACGCAAGCTAAAAGCTGACAATACAGTTTCTGCATCTTTTAACTGCACTATACCAACGCCTACCAATGGCGTAATAAAAATGGAAATGGCAAATGCAGTTACTAAAGAATTAGATGCTGATAGATATTTTTATGACCTAGAAATATATACAGCGAGCGATGCAATTGTAACTAGAATTATGCAAGGAATGGTAGTTGTTACCCAGGAGGTAACACGATAATGGCAATAACCGTAGCAGTCACTTCGATACTAAATAATGTAACTGTATCTAAAGATGAAACTGTTATACAGCGTGAAGCACAACCTAGAGAAGTTGTAGTTTCAACGGCTATTCCACGGCTAGACGGCTCAGTGGTTACAGTAACGCCTACTGGCACAGTTACAGCGACAACTGTACAAGGGGCGATAGAACAATTAGCAGGGCAAGATTTTAGACAAACGGATGCACCAACAGGCTCGCAAGTGTCTGAGGGTGATTTATGGTACGATACAGATGACAATCAACTAAAGATGTATCGTGAAACTAGCGCGAATGTATTTCAGTGGGTATCAGTTATATTAGGTGATGAGACAACTGACTCAGATACTCTGGATGCAGGTAGCTTTTAAGTATTGAGGACTATCAATGGCACAAACAATCAAGATCAAGCGTAGTACCAGTACAGCTACGCCAAGCTCACTATCAGCAGGTGAATTAGCTTATTCATCTAACAGTGATAAGTTATTTATTGGGCATCCAGACGGCTCTACAGGGACTATTACTATTGGCGGTACTTACTATACTGACCTAATTGATAGCGCAACTAAAGCCGCCAACAAGAACATTCCAAGCACAGCACAAAGTGTAGCCGCTAACAGCCTTAGCACTACTGCTGGCAAGACCTATCAGGTACAGAAAGACGGCTCTGATAACTTGGTTGTTAACGTAGCTTGGACAGATACAACTTATACTGTTGGCGATGGTGGATTAACGCAAAACAATTTCACTAACGCTTTAAAATCAAAGCTAGATGGCATTGAAGCTAGTGCAGATGTTACAGACACTACAAACGTAGTAGCTGCATTAACGGCAGGAACTAACATTGCCATTGCAGGTGATGGCACAATTAGTTCAACAGATACTAACGATGATGTAAGCGCAGGAAATCTAAACACTAGACTCGCACAGCTAACCAACACAACGATTGGCGATAGCAGTGGCACTATTACTATTGACGGTAACTTAACTGTCTCAGGTACTACTACAACTGTTAACTCTAATACTGTAAATGTTGGCGATAACATTATTGTCCTTAACAGCGATGAAACAGGAACACCATCTCAAGATGGCGGTATCGAGGTTGAGCGAGGCACTTCTACTAACGTATCTTTGTTCTGGGATGAAAGCGCAGACTATTGGGCGTTAAATGATGCGGCAACTACTAGTAAAATACTTACAGCAGGAAACTTTGCAAGTAGCTTTACTGGTACACTGGATGGCGGCACGTTCTAAATCTAAATAAACTCCTGCGTATATACGCATAGCTTAGGAGAGCCAAATGGCGCAAACGATAAAACTAAAGCGTTCTGCTACGCAGGGCGCAGTTCCATCTACATCTGATCTAGCACTAGGTGAACTAGCGGTTAACACCTATGACGGCAAAATCTACATCAAAAAAGACTCTGGTAGCGAGTCTATTGTTGAGGTGGGAGCAAGTGGTAGCAATGCAGATACAGTAGACAACTTACACGCTAGTAGTTTCTTGCGTAGTGATACTTCTGACACTGCTTTTGGCAGTATAACTTTTACGGCTGAACAAAAGTTTGGCGCATC